GCTCGATGAAAGCTGGATGTAGTCTCCAACTGCTCCGGCAAACGTCATGGTATCGTCCGCTCCACCGATTGCATTGGCTGGTGTCGTAACGACATAGGCATGAGCGTCCGCCGCCACGATGGACAGAGTTGCGCCGCCCGGAGGAACGACCAGCGTCATGGCTCCGGCAGTTCCAGTCTTGAGGACAGCCGTTCCGTTTGGAGCGATAACGCCAGCGGTTGTATAGACGGTTGTGGCAATCGACGCTTGGAACGCTGCGACCGAAGCTACCGCCGCCAAAGCGACACCGCTGTTTGTTCCCGTCTGAACCACCATACCCATCGTACTCACGGGAATAACAGCAGTATTGCTCGTGTTGCCCGAAACTTCTACGGTGATGGTGAAGGAGGCGCTCAGGTTTTGCACTGTGGTTAAAAACCCCGGCTGACAACCTGGCAACACCAAGGTCAGGGCGGCGCTGGGATTGGCGGTGATAAACGATGCACCCGCCTGCCAGGGTGTCAGATTGACGGTTCCGCTCACAATGCCGAGGTCCAGTTCCTTGAACACAGCAAGACTGGCCGGAGCCGCCTCTTGAGGAACCCTGAGTCCACTGGCCCCAGGCCATCTTACATCGTCATAGTACGGTGCTGTTGCTGGCATCTTATTTCTCCTTTTCCTTCTTACCGATCTCAACGTCGCGCTGGAACTTGGGGGACCTTATAATTCTATCCACAATTTCCTTTCCTCTTTTGGCTCTCTCCAAAGTCATAGGACCAAGTTTACCCATCTTCTCTCTCCTTGTTGATTCCGAGTTGCCGGTAAATCTGCTCGAAAACTCCTGCCCTAGTTGCGATTACCAGAGCGAAATTGTATTCCGCGATCTGGTCTCGGTTGTCACCGTCAAGCGTTACACCAAAATGCCCCTGTGTCAACATGTCGCCTAAAACCTTTCGGCCCTCCGCTGACGCGAAAACGTTCCGGTAAAGCTGGTCCATCTCACTGAGCATTGTCGCCGCCCAGCAATTCCTTGAGAATCGAACCCGATTCTGGAGCCTTTGAAAGCGAAGCGGCGGCCTTCGCTAGTTGGGGAACCGTCTCCGCCATTCTCTCCTGCTGCGCATTCTTGGCGATAGCCTGGTTGATCTGCATGATCTCCTTCGGAGTTCTCAAGCACTCCACCGGGAGCCCAACGGCATCTCCAAGTATCCTCAACGTTCCCTCGGAATTGACGTAGTGCGGAACGCTTGGATCAAACTGCGCTACCTGAGTCGCCAGTTGGAGGAACGAGGTAATCGACCGGACCTTTGTAAGCCGGGTCTGAGCTTGCGACAATGGCCCGAGGTACTGAACCAGCACGGGCTCGTGCGCCGCTTCAAGAAGAATGTCTGGCGGCGTGGGAATACGACCGGCAGCGGCCTCAATCGAGTAAACCCTCTCAATTAAAGGATTTAGGGCTTCGGATTGCAGGTTCCCTACCCTCGTTCCGAGAATCGCAGCTTTCTCCCCCTGCAACTCCATCACCTGCTCTGTGACCATGCGCGACTGGTTGCCCTGCTTCTGCAACTGGCTCATCATCATGAACACATCGGTGTGGAAATACTGATTGATGACGGCCTTTACGCGGTCCTGATACTCCACAGTGAATGGAAGACTTTTGACGCCGGTAGTCAACTCCATCGGTGCCCGCAACCGAATGTCTCCCCGGTTCGACTCGACATAGGTAACGCCGTTGGGCCCCCGCTGAATCGCATTCCGCAAGTCCGAGTAGGCGACCAGCGGCGGCTCGGCCGCTTTCTGGGCAGTAACTAAGTTGGTTCTCCCCATCTGATTATCGAGCGCGATGGACACCCATGCGTCATGCGCCGGTCCTCGACCGTAGATTTCGTCCGAGTTTTTCCGCCAGCGCCACGTGATGATCGGCTTGGTGTCGTATCCGCCTTCGATGGCAAGCTGCTCCTCGTTGCCGGCAAGACTCGCCACCGCCCCGGATACGGTAAGCAGTTTCCCGCCCTTGCGGTATACCCACATCGACGCCCACTTTTTGCCGTACTTGTCAATACGCCACGGCTCGTAATCCTCGCGGGGGTAGACGGCATGAAGGACTTCTCTCTCTGCCTCGTAGTTCGACTTGTACTCATGCTCGAAGTTCGGCTCCAGCGTTTTCATCTGTTCGTAACCGAACTTCTGCGCCAACTGCCGGAGAGTCATTTTGTAGACGCGGTAATTCGTGTCCACCTGGCCGAACTGGTCTTCCGCGATGAAGCACTCCCGGAAGTGGGGGATGACGAAGTTGATTCTGGCGTTGCGAATGTCTTCCTCGACAACCATGCTTGCGGTCCCGCAGGTCGCACCGTCGGATATGAATTCGGGGACTACATCGTAGAAATTCGAGCGGTTGAAGGCCGAGTATATGACATCGGTCGATTCTTGTAACCACTTCTGCACCTGGGGGTAGGAGTCTACTCGCTCTCCGTTCCATGCCCTCATCCCAGATGTGCGGGGGAAATTTAGTTTTCCGGGAATCTCAAGTGCGAACCACTGGATGTTACGGGGAACGATGTTGCCTACCATTCCATCTACAAGCTGGTTTCTGGCGAGCATGGCGGAGTCGGCGAAAATCTCCATGCCGGTCTGCATACCGGGCCACAGATCTTTGTCCCATATTCCTCGCCGTCCGTGGTTCACAAATCGCAGAATATTGTCAATTTGTGGTTCCCAGTAAATACGCTGTTGCGCTAAGACCAAAAGGTATTTAACGCAATCTTTAGCTTTTTCTTCGTCAGTCCGCTTGCCGAGTTTGGAAGGCGAGTAGCCCTCGGCTGCCGGGTACTGGCTCGAACTTCCAAGAATGGGGTAGGCCATCGGTTAACCCAGCGTAGCCTTTCCGATGCTCGCCGTTCCACTGCCCAAAGGCGATGTCAAAATCGTGCTCGCCATGCCCCGGCGCTTCGTCAGCGCCTCTGCCTGAGCCTGGGCCGCATTCGCCTGGGCGGTGGCCTGTTCGGTGGCAAGTTGGCTTTGCGTCGGGGCCGTTGGCCCTCCGCCCTGTGCGGCCTCATATCCGAGAGTAGCCGCCGTGCCCGCAGCTCCAATTCCGGCGGCGATCAGTACAGCGGTTGTGGCCGATATGCTTCCTGCCATGTCAATCCTCGCCTGTAATCATAACCGAATCCGATCCTTCGCGGCGGGAAATTAGTTGGTCTGCTTCTCCGAAGACTTCGCTCTCGGCCTCTTCCACAGTTTTGGCATCGGTTCTGATCAGCATTGTCATCTCGACTTGGCTGTGGGTCCAGAAGAACTGCTTTCGGCCAGCCTCGCCAGCAAGGACCGAGTAGCCGACAAGCTCGATTCGGCCATCTCCTGAAAGCACCGACGTTCTTCCGTGAACAATGAGGATGGTCGGCCTGAGAATGATCGACCCGACCATCTTAGTCTCTGGTTCTAGGAGGATGGTTCTGGCGTACATTCCGCCGTGAATCAAGTGTTTCGTGTGGACCGGGCACTGCTCGTACTTCAGGATTTCATGGTGTACCGCATCCAGCCATTCCAACGCCTCCGAGGTGGCTGGTGCGAGAACGTTCTGGTAAACCTGAATGCTCATAGCCACTCTGTATATTGCACGTGAGTCTTTGTACAGCTTTTGCTCTGCGCGAGAATCCGGTCGAACTCGCTATCTATCCGGGGAAGATAGACGATCAAGTTGCAGCCAATCTCTTTCGCGCAGTCCCTAGCGGAACGTTTCAGCTCAAGTCCTATTCCCTTTTCCCGGTATTGCGGTCGGGCGAAGATGCTCTCCACCGCCGCCATTTTCATGCCGTTGTGCGGCATTACGCTGACCACGATAGAGACGAATCCCGCAAGCTCCCCATCAGAGAAAGCGCCAAAGCAGTAGAGAACCCCTGCCTTGTCAAGCGCCTCGTAAATCGCTTCCTGGGGATCGTAAGCGACTTTGCAGTCTTTGGCATACTCGGCAATGATGGCTTTGTCCTTGAGGATTTCCGAGTAGTGGATGCGCCTTATCACTCATTTCACCCCCAGCCCATAGAACAGGGCGCTTGGCTCCGGTTTCTGATTCTGACCCTCCACGAGTCTCTTGTAAAGCTCCGGGTCGATCTCCGGGGCGGGAGGCTTGTACACGGGCTGTTCTAAAGCGAAGTATCTCACGCAATCGCAGAAGTCCTTGTACGCCTCTTCCGGCTTGTCTGTGCCCGGCTTCCACTGGTAATTGAACATGTCGTTGATCGGGCTGCGCTCGCCCTTACAACCATCTTCGGCAAACATCATGCCCGGAAATTCTCTGCCCTTCACCGCGCTGTAGTGGGGCTTCAGATACTCCTTCACGATCTTATGGCCCAGCGCGATGTCTCCAGGGGATGAGTGGCTGAGGACTATATTTTTGATTCCCGCTTCAGAGAGTTTCTCCTCCCAGCAGGTTTTCCCTTCGAGCGTTTTGCTTGTGCGGGCGCCGTACTTGGCGTCCAGAATCACCATTGCGGGCTCGCTATAGCTGTGCTCGGCCCGCTTGACCTTCACGGAACGGGCAATGTCGTTGATGCTTCCGGTGGCAAGCAAGTAGGTGTACCAGTACACCCGGTTGGCGAGTTTTCCGAAGATGGTTATGTCTTCCGGGCTTACGGCACCGAAAATCCATCGTGTCGGCTTGGAGTCGGCCGGGTCCACGCACTCTACTCTCATCCAGTTCGAGGGAATCTGGAAATCCTTGTACAGATGCTTTTCCCTGTCCAATTCCTTGTACACCAGACCCGAAAGATGGGCGTACTTGCCTTCGATGTGCGCCGCCAGTTCATCGGGATCGGTGAACAGTTTCAGGTACTCAAGAATTCCCGATCTCGGAATGAACCCCATCACCCGTTTGCAATCCGGGCAGAAGTTGACCGGCCGCTCCGTTCCCGGCTCCATATTTTCAGGATCGTTTTCCGGGATGTACTTGTCGCACGGACGGCACCAGTCCTGGCAGTTGTCCCACATGCTACCGTGAAAGACGGCAATCTCCTGGTCCGCTCCCCCGTTGTTGAACGCCTTCACGCTGAACATGTCGTAGATGTAGGCTTCCTTGAGCGGGGTCATGGTGAACCACGAAGGAGCATTCGTAACGACCTTGCCGCGTTCGGAAGCCACCAACACGTCTCTCGGCGGCGGTTCATCCCAATGACTCCAGTGCGGGTCGATGCCGCGAAAGCTTTCTGCCGGCTGATTGTACGACCTGATGTGAATCGTAGAACCGCAAGGCTTCCCATTGTAGTCGTAGGTCAGCGTGACCGACTTCAAGGCCCCCGTAGTGTCGTTCTTCCAGTCCGGCGCGCAGTGAAACGGAATCAGGGCTTCAAGTTCCGGCCTGATCTTCGCCTCAACCGACTGCGCCATCGTCTCGCAGCCTATCAAGCCGTGATTCGGAACGCGGATGTTGATTTTGTAATCGGGGTCGTCGGGGTCAAGCCACGGTCTAAACCCCATCGCGTGTGCAATGTCTTCGCAGAGTCCGACCCTCGTTTTTCCGGTCTTCTCGCCGCATTCTAGAATCCGCCTGCGAGGTGTCCGCCCGTCCTTGTTCTTCACCCGGATGAACGGCTCCTGCACCCGGTTCATCTCGATCATGCCAATCCGCATCAACGAGTTGACAGTATCGAACGCCTTCTCAGGATCGATC